AGCGACCAGGCATCGACGGCCGGAGACGTACATTTGTATTTCGGGTCTGATGTGACCCGTTACTTCTGGTGGGATTACGTTAATGGCGGGTTCTCTCGGTTCCGTATCGGTGGACCGTTGCGGCTTGAGGGAAACCTTGTCATTGATAACAAGACGTTGTTTGTGGGGATTCCGTATTTCGGCGATACCACCAAGGCCGACAGCGCGTTGACCGTAACCGTCGGGCAGATTGGAAAATTCGCTGACGATACTCTGGCTCTCATAAAGGCCAAGGACACGGTTGCCACATGGGACAACGGGGGTATCGGGTCGGCAAACATTAATACCGCCTGTAAGCTCAAGACGCCGATCTATATAGGCGACACGACGGTTGCGGACAGTCAGGTGACGCTCACAAAGGCGGCGCTGGCTATGTTCGCGGATGATACGGCCAATGCCAAGACTGCTTATGGATGGGGGGATTGGTCGGGTTCGGTGGGAAAACTAACCGACGATAGCGCGAATTGGAACACCGCCTATGGATGGGGTGACTGGTCAACTACCGTAGGAAAACTAACTGACGATAGTACCAACTGGAATACCGCTTTCGGTTGGGGAAACTGGGCGGGAAAGATCGATACTGACCTCGTTGGGCCAATCGTCAGAGATACCGGCGGTGCACTCTACGCGCCGAAGATAGCCCCGACGTTTACTGCGAAAATGACGGCGGATTCGATTGACGCCGATTCGCTGAAGGTGACACAGCTGGATGTGACCAACGCGAGGATAGCGACGGCGTTTACGATCCCCCGCGCCAAAAACCCGACTACGACGTCGGGCCAGATGGCGGTCGATACCAACAACGCGGCGCTGGAGGTCTACGCCGACGGCGGGGGGATCAATTCCTCGGTGCTGATACCGATGTTGGTGGACAAAGACTTCTGTGTCGTTGACCCGAACACGGTCAACGACACGATTGACTTGTTTCTGGTCTCCGACCTGATCTACCCGTTTGGGGTCACCCTCCGAAGGATTGAGTTGGTTGAAAACGACAGTGTGGGGGCCTACTCGATTCAGTTTGAAGAGTGGACGGGGAAACGGACGCGGTCACGAGCGGGGTATATCGACACCGTGACGGTAGTGGCCGACAGTTCCTATGTCAAGACAGAGGTGTTCACCGACGCGGCGATGGCGGCGGGGAACAGCATCCGGGCGATCATCCCGAGCACGACGACGGATGAAATCTCCGGCAAGATCACTTTCACCGTTAATCCGGGGGACTGATGAAGACGATTATTGTATTTCTGGCCTGCCTGGTGATGGTGGGCGGGGTAATGGCGGCCAATGTGACAATAACCTTCAAGGATTCGACCAAAATTGAGGAGGCGGGTCTAAGCTCGACCTATCCACTCACCAACCAAGGGCGACAAACCACGGGGGGGGCGACCCGATCACTGGTAACGATAGGAACGAATTACGCCGCGGTCTACAACACGGTCGTGCGCATACCCCCGTTCTATGACTCGGCGGCGAATCATCCCGGCATAGTCTGGGATTCGGCCAGGTTCGACTTCGTTGTCCATTCAACCGCTTTCGCCGGGGCTGAGGTGACATATTTCCGGGCGGTAGGAATTGATACGAACATGAATTGGGGCGAAGGTAATCTGGATGGTGGTGCGGCCCTTAACTGTATCTGTTGCTATGATTCGGCACGAACGGTCGGCGCGGGGACGTGTGCGGATAAACTGGCGTGGAGTTCCCCCGGTTGCGTCGGCACCGGCGACACAGTTGGTTATTACGGTGGAAAACCCTCCGACTCACTATTATTCGATGCAACTCATGGAGTAGCACAGGAGCGGGTTAGAATCTATGTAGATACACAAGTTTTGAATATGTGGAGCGCCAACGCCTATTCGAATGAAGGGTTTGCCATCCTGGTGTCCTCGAAATCCGGGAACATTTCGGGGTATGCCCTTTGGTACGCGAGTGAGTCTAATTTCACCGGCGCGGCGGATTCCATCCCGGTTTTTACGGCATGGGGGCATACTGCCGCCGCCGCGACCGGCCAAGTCATCATCATAGGAGGAAAATATGAAGAAACTGATTCTTGTTTTGTGGTTGCTGGTCTTGGCGGGGATGGCCCAAGCCGACAGTACGGTTGTGAGCGAAACAATTATCCCGACATCGGACGGCGATACGGTGACGTGGTATCTGGTCACGTACTCCGACTCGATAGGGATACCGGATTCGGTCAAGCAAGCGTTCAATATCGTTCAGAAGGGCGAAATCTACTCGATGGTTATATGGACGTACCCGGACGATCCGTTTGCCGAAGACCCCAATGAGCCGACGCGACAACCGAGCGTGATGATTATATCGCAACGGTACGATCCGATTGACGCGGCCGGGAACCGTAACGGAGTGGTAGATGCAGAGGATTTTAGGCTGATAATGGACAGAGCGGACGCTCCGGCTATCCGGGCGGTTCTGCGGTCGTTGTTGGGAGTGCCGGAACCATGAGGAAGTGGCTGTTTGTTCTGATGATGCTGTTGGCGGGGATAGTCAGTTCCGTTGACTACCACTATTGCTATGAGTTCTCGCCCTGCGATTCCATCATGTTCATCAAGGAGTTCAATGGGGTGGCAGATACGGTCGTCCACGTCAACGACAGTATTTTCGACACCACGATCGCCGAGACAGAGTTCGATACCCTCGGCAACTATTTCATGTTCTTGCGCCTGAAATACGTTGATGAGGCCAACTGGGTACGGGGGTTTGACGTTTATCCAAATCTCTATGCGGCCGGGGGAACTGGGTCTGTCATTTCAGTCACGGCTTCGACCGACACATTCATCACAACCGTCTGGGGTTTTATCGTCAACATGGCCGATACCGGGATCGGGGGGGCCAAGGTGATATTCTCTCTTTCCGAAAGCCGGGTATTCCGGGAATACGACAGTAGCCTGATGATCCCGAACAAGTATGAAGTCAAAAGCGACGATTCGGGATTGTGGCAGGTGGATGTCCCGGCGTCCAATAGGCTTTTCATCACCAGTCCCACCAAGGACACCCTTTGGTACACGGTTGTTGTGTCCTACGGAGGGTTAAGCGTCCCGCCGTTCAAGAAAGTATTTGTGCCCGATACGACTTCAATCAGTTTCGGGAAAATCGTAATCAAGTAAGGAGGTCGGATATATGGACAGATTGGTTGAAACGGCGGAGAAGATTGCTTGGGCGTTGTACGGGACGCCCTACATCTGGGGAGGCAAGACCATCAACGGGGGACTGGACTGTTCCGGGTTTGTCCAGCACATTCTTTCCGCGGTCGGCCGGATGCCATCGTCGCCGGCAGAGAACACCGATGCCCTATATGCTCGGTTCACCAAGGCCCTGACCCCCTCACCCGGCTGTCTGGTGTTCTACGGGAAGCCTTCTGACGTTTCCCACGTCATGTTCTACATCGGGGACGGGTTGTGCATCGGCGCCTGCAACGGGGACTCGGACACGACCACCTTTGAGATCGCGGCCAAGAAGAATGCCTGTGTCCGGGTGAAGCCGATCGGATACCGGAAGGACCTGGTGGGGTTTGTTGACCCGTTTTTGGATTGACAGAAGTTTTTAACCGGCCGATATTGTCGGCCGATGGAGGTTTGATATGTTGGACATCGAAGGGATTCAAAATTTAGCCAAGATTCTTGACCTGCAATGGGAAACCGTACTCGCGTTTATCCCATTGATTGTCGGAATCAATGCCATCCTCAAGGGGGAATTCGGAGTCAGCGGGAAGTGGAATTATCTTTCGATCTTCCTTATTTCCCTGACCCTGAACGGTTTGGCCTATATGCCGTTGATTCGGCCTACGGTTTCAAGCACCTTGTTCTGTGCTTTAGCCGCGGCCGGGGGGTGGATGGCAACAAAACAACAGTTACATAAAATCGGGACTCCCCCGACTCAACCGAACGGAGGTTCAAAGTGACCCCTGATGAAGTAACCCCTACGAATGACCCGTGGATTCACAGGTCGGAGGGGATGAAGTGCAAAACCTGTATGTGGGCGGTGATGAAACCAACGTCGCCCGACATGAAGGTCATCGGACGTTGCCGTCGCCATGCTCCGACAATGAGTGGTTATCCGGCCATCTTCGAGGACGACTGGTGTGGCGACCACAAAGTTGACGAAACCAAGATTGGAGGTTAATCGTGAAGAAATTGTTTTTGCTGTCGATCCTGGTGATCTTTCTGGTCAGCACCACCTGGGCGGCCGACCTGTACCCGATCTTTGGCGGTGGGGTGAAAATGGGTAACGCCGGGAAACCTGTCTTTGCGGCCTTTGGCGGGGCCGACATCCCGCTGTCTACCAACGAGGCCAAAGACTACGAGTTCTTCAATCGGGACCAGATTTTCTACGATAATCAATTTGGCGGCGAGACCCAGACCGGGCAAGGAATGACCAGTTTCCTGATGATGCGGAAGGCGATCAACGCCCCGGATATGGGCCAGAAGGCACCGTTTACCGAAATTGAGATCAATGGCGGCGTCGGCATGAAGTACATGATCGACGAGGGGAAGGATGTGAAGGTCGCCGTGACGAAGTTCGAGGTCGGTGCGACGGCCTGGAAGTCGGTACGATTATTGGTGGGGTGCGACTATACCCCGATGGTCAAGAACGATGTCTGGTTCGCCTACGCGGGAATCAATTTCTCTCCCCGGCTTTGACGGGGCCTTTTCTTGTTCTAACCTCCTGTCTCTTGAACGAGGCCCGGTTGCTCGCCGGGCCTTTTTTATGCTTGTGGGGAGTTTGAGGATTGCCGACCTTGGGGGCACATCCTTGTCTCTTTTGTTTGAGTGGACGGCTGGCAGGTTTCCCGACCTGCTGGCCGTTTCTTTTACCTGAAGACCACAATCGCCGACGGGAACGGGGCACCATTAATCGCCCCCTCGAATTTGAGTCGCCCTCGTAAAAACCTGATCTCATCGGCCTTCATCACAATGTCATGCCACCACCGGGTATCGGTTCGGCTTGGAATTAAGAAGACGACCGTCTTACCTTTTTGATGTTCTCGGTATCCCTTCTCAATCCACAGACCGATCTTGCGGCCGTATGGCGGATTGACGAAATTGCAGTCGCCCCATTCGATTGATAAGCCGTCGAATTTTGGATCTGTCGGGCAGGGGTCGAAGTCGAATCCAAACTCCGCGTCCAAGGTCTGATAGACGGCCTTGGGCGTTTTCCAGTTCGGGTTGACACTCATGTAGTGGACGCGGTTCATTTCCCCATCTCCTTGAAAAGCGCATCGGGGAGGGTCCAGAACCATCCTTTGTACTGCCCGTGGTGGCACCATTGGTCCGGCAGGTTCACGCCACAGTTATTGAAGTTCTGCCGGATGATTTCCCGGCGCTTGGGGTTGGACATTATTGGGTCGAACGGCAGTAGGCACCACTTTTCAATCTTTAGGGTGACATCAGGATGTTCGTGCCCGATGTATCTTATCCCATGACCGCCGGATTCGATCAATACCCGCGGGTTGACGTATTCGTAATCCTCCTTATAGGCCCACAACGCTTTGTGAAATACGGTAATGTGTTCAATCGGGCCTTTCGGTTTGCAATGCGGCAGGTAGTACGGCACCCGGATGAGGATGCCTTCAAAGTCGAATTTGTGTTCTTCCCCCGGTAGCAAGTTTCCCGGAAAAGGCGACCAGTCGAGAAGGTGGAAGATTCCGTAGCCGATGTAATAGTAGTCCTTGCCGTCTGTCCTGACCCAGTAGTAAGCAACCGGTGGCTTGGACATCGCTTCGAGAACAACCTTTTTGGGGTCATCGAAGGAAATTTCGGTCGGATAGTCCGCCCACCATCGGAATCCCTGCCAAGCGATCGGCTGGTGGGTTTCGGCAAGGGAATAGGCCCGCTTGCCCGTGATTTTCTTCAGCATTGGATAATCTCCTTGTCTTGAGTTCTGCCGACAAGATACGAAGTTCAAATATCGGGGCAAGGGAAAAAACTATGGGTCTGGCAGGCCCGTGGCTTGACGATCTGGGCAAAGTAGTGGTACGAGCCGTTAAACCGGGAAACGGGCTTGTATGGGCTGGCAGGGGGCTTGTATTGGGGTCAAATCCTTGGGGCTTATTGGAATACCGATAAATATGAAGAAATGTGAAAAAAGTTAAAGAAATCTCTTGCTTTTCCGAATTTGATACGTATATTGTCTATGGAAAAAGGAGACGAGTCAATATGGAAAACCTGAAAGACCTTTTGACGATTGAGGACGCCTGCCGGATGTCTGGATTCAGCCGGAAGACGGTAAAAAAGATGTTCGAGCATGACATGGTTCGGGTTGACGGGTTTATGAAACCCCGGATCAGGCGGGAAACCTACGACCTGAAAATGCAGGGACAGAAAGAGACCACAAAGTGACCGCTCTCAACACAACGGGATACCGGCTCAAGAATAGTCGGAAGTTTCCCGATGAGTTGATTACCCGCGTCCCGGTGGACTATCTCAAGTGGATGGTCAATATCCGGCATACGGAAAGTGATTACGCGCAGGCCGAACTCGACCGTCGGGGAACGGTGACGCCGGACTTGGACATCAGTGGTCACGCCATCGACAGGGCCTCTTTGCGGTGTCGGCATATCTGGCATGAGACGGCTCTGAACGAAGACGAGGGGCTTCATGCTTGGCTGGTTCGGATGTCGATGGCGGCGCTGAAAGAAGGCGAACGTCGTGACGACAAGGTGTTCTATCGGGGGCTGAAATTCGTGTTTGCAATGGACGGTGTATGGCCGGTTCTGAAATCGGTCATGCCAAAAAAGAATAAAGGAGGTCAAGATGGGAAAGAAACGTAAGGCGGTGGCCGATGGTATCAACAAACTCCGCGAATCGACCCCGGAGAATCCGAACAAGCCGGAACTGAGGAACGTGGAGACGGCGACCGACCCGCAGAAATCGACCGTCGCCATCATCTACGGGAAATTCGACGAGGTGACGAAATATCTGGAAGAAACCCTTTTGCGGACGCACGACATCCGGTGCAAGTTGATAGGTGACGACGGCAAGCCGGCCGTAATTCCACCCGATGTTCCGTCGCAGGGGATTCTGGACAGTCTCTATTTCCGGTTGGAACGGTTGCTACGACTGGAAGCGGAAATCTGCCAAAACGTGAGCGTTATCCAACGGCAGCTGGAAACGAAAGAATAGCCAGTAGCGCGACTGCTGGCGAACGGTTCCGGCCGTCAGTCTCATGGCTTGGGCGGCGGCCGGGACCAGAACTTAAACGAAACCAAGGAGTATCCGATGAAAGAGAAAGAAATCAGGGTAAAGACCTATTCCGAAACCCTGCCGATCAACGACGACAGCATTGTTGTCAATGTCAAGATCACGTTCCCGGAAGGTGGCGGAACCGATGTGGAATCGGCCATTGCCAAGGTCAAACGGCACATGAAGAAGGCCGTCGCCGACCTGTCCCATCTCGACCAAGTGGAAATCCCGTTGCCGGGAAAGAAATAACCGGGACCAAAGATAAGGAGGTTGAGGATGGGTTACATTCGACACGAAGCAATCATTGTCGTCTTCTGGGATTTCAAGGGGGCACTGAAAACCTTCAACGATTTCTTCGATGACATTGACATTATGAACGCCCAACCGAATGATGATAAGATTGCTGTCATCGTCCGTCCGACCCAGACTACGAATGGATACTATGTCTGTGGTATATTGCCGGATGGTAGCAAGGAAGGGTGGACACAATCCGATGCCTGCGAACATCAACGGGAGAGATTGGCGGCATTGGCACACGGGCAGAAAGAAAACGGTGCCGATTTTGTCTACCTCGTTGTAGCAGACGAAGGTGGCCCGGCGCGGATTCTTGACTCAAATGATGATAAGGAGGAGGCATGAGCAATGACCCAGGATGAAAAGTTTCAAGAGGAACGGAAGGCCGGACTGGATGATCCCGATATTCTGATTGAAGCCAGAAGGATTGGGTTGATGATGAAATATAAAGGAGGTGAAGAATATGACACTGCCGACTGAAAAGCGTAAACCGATCAAGGATGTGTCTCAAGAGACCATTCTTATCTATGGGATTCCCAAGATCGGCAAGTCAACCTTCGCGGCGCATATGCCGGATGCCTTGTTTCTATCAACCGAGGAGGGGCTTAACCACTTGGAGGTCTTTGAGTACCCGATTCAGAATTGGGCCGGATTTCTTGCGGCTCTGTCCGAATTGGAGGCCGACCCGACCAAGTACAAGACCATCGTGATCGATACCGCCGATAACCTGTATATGTTCTGCCGGGATTTCGTCTACAAAGGTCTCGGAATCAAACACGAGACGGATGCGGGGTACGGCAAGGGATGGGATATGGTCGCAGGAGAGTTTCGCCGTCAAGTGACACGGCTTTCTAAGTTGCCGGTCGGAAAGGTGTTCATATCCCACTGCGAGGAAAAGGAAATCCAGACGGGTATTCGCAAGGGCGAAATGCAAATCACCCAAACGCTTCCCAAACGGGCGCGGGCGATAATCACCGCCATGTCCGACATGATTCTATTCATGGAGGTTGACGACAAGGGTAGTCGGGTCATCAGGACAAGGCCGACTCTCGATTACGAGGCTGGCGCACGCGGGTTACTCCCCGATACCCTACCCCTCGATTGGGACAAGTTTGTCGCCGCCTACTATGGCGATAATGGACGGGCCGACCTGATTGACAGTATCCGTCGAGGGTTGGAACATCTATCGAAAAATAGCATCGACGGATTTGAGGTTCCCGCCCGACAGACCGCATCGTTGAACAAACATTTGGGGGCAACCAATCTGGAAGACTCGAAGATAACCATAGCCGCCTTGAGTGCATACCTGCAACACCTACGGGTGAAGGTGGCCGAACACAAAAAGGAGAAGAAAGATGTTGAGTGATTACCCGGACACGAGCAATGCGCCGGACAGGGGAATGCGGAAACTGATTGAACCGGGAATGTACGACCTCGTTTGCCGGGACATCTGGAATACCGACAAACAGGGTGCCCCGTTGATGACCAAAGACAATCGGTTCGAGAAATTGTTGGTCGTTTTCGATGTCGTAGGTACGGAAGATGCGACGCTGATTGAGCAGTTGGTGATGAACCCGGAATATGAGTATTACGAAATCCAACTGGGCCGTCTCAAACAGATGCTTACGTCGATGGGTCTGCCGACGACCGGCGGCAAGTGGAGCGATCTGAAAGGTCGCAAATGCCGGGCGATGGTTAAGGTGAACGGTCAATACAATAACATCCACTGGTATGCCACCGATGATGTACCACCGCAAACCGATCCGGCGGACGTGCCTGCGAACAAAAACGATGTGGATTTACCTTTTTAACCGGAGGTTATGATGGGACAAGAACCGGCTCGGCATTTGGATGTTGGAGAATTGGCAATCCAACAAGATGACCCGGAATTTGCGGCACCGATGGATGAAGTTGTAATTGAGGATGATGACGCGGCCAACCGTGCGTTGTATATGCTCAAGCTCAAACAGAAAGAGATTGAGAGGATACGGGGTTTGGCTCAAGCCGAAGTCGAGAGAGTCAACCAGTGGGCGGATGCCAATATCGCCGCCATTGGCAAGCAGATGACCTATTGGGCCAACCCTCTCTTGTCGTTCATGGAATCGGTCAACCGGGGCAATCCGAAGGTCAAGACGTTGAAGTATCCTCATGGGAAGGTATTCGTTCGCATGGGGAGGGATAAGATCGAGGTAGCGGAGGATTTCGACCCGGAGAAACATATCGGCGAACCCTTTGTCAAGGAACACGTAAGACATTCGGCCGACAGGGAAGGGATGGGAAAGGCGATCAAGGAAAACGGCGGTGATCTTTCCATTTTGCCGCCCTGGGCTACCTATATTTCTGGCGAACCGAAATTTGGATACGAATGTGACGGCGACCCCGGCCCGGAACTGCCGTTGTGAGGTTACAATGACGTACTGGATAGCCATACAAGAACGGGAAACCGGGAATTGGTCCCTTGCTGGCCCGATGCCCTACGACCGCAATCTTGGAACGGAAAAGAGGCCAAGGCGAGTACAACGTGATTACCTGTGCGATTTTGAGTTTCCCGAAAACAAATCACCTTTCATCAAGGCCCACAAAATCTTTGAGGCCCAGACACAGGAGGAAGCATGCCAATTAGTTTCGACATTCCCAAGGGAGAAATAGAGAACGCCATCGCTTTGGCGATTGCCGAATCGTTTACCCCGGAACGCAAAGAAGCCATGGTCCGGGACATCGTTCGGGCGCACCTGTCGTACAGGGAAAGCACTTATGACAAAGAAACCCTGCTTTCCAAGGCCGTCGGCAAGATTGTCCGCGACATCGCCACCGAGAAGATGACCGCCATTGTCAATGATATGAGACCGAAGATCGAGGGAATCATCGTCTCCTGTCTCGGTCCGGCGTTCAAGGAATCCGTGTTCAAACAACTCGACTACGCCCTGAAGAACAAGATGATTTCCAATATCCGAATCATGGCGGATATGGACAGTATCGACGAGTAACCGACCAAGCGAGAGGTAGGAGCCAGACCGCCACGGACGGCGGATCGCTTGGGTAACTGAAACGTAAACCAAAAGGAGTATTTCATGGAAACTGCAATGATGACAATGAGTGGTGGTTGTGGGATGCCCGCTGTCAAGCCGGTTCTCATTCAGATGGAGGAACGGAAGAAGATTCTCGAACAGCAACTCGCCGACGTGGATGCGGCTATCGCGGCAATCAAGGAAAACCCCGGCGTCGAGGCGGTACTGAACGCCATTCAACGGGTCGGTTGTCGGTATTGACTCGATAGCCCGATAAGGGACTTTGATGGGGTTCTGACCAAAGCCGACCTTTACGAGTATATCGCGGAATTTCAGCGTTTTTGATCTTTGACAAAACAAACCCACCGGACGCGAGGTAGGCCGTATAAGCCTTCACGCGTGGTAGAGACTATGTGATGCGCACACAGCAAACGGGTGCCTTAGTGGGGGACTGTGGCCCGGTGGGTAAAGCATGGAATCGCCCGTGCAATTAAGAAGCTCTGTGATGGCCGAGAGTAGGGGTTGATCTCCCGAGGCGGACATCATTACGTAGCGAAAGCCCCGTTTGGCCGACGGTGTGCAGTTGAAATAAAACTTGGGCGAAAGCAGTTGCCGGGCGATTCCAAAGCATGGGCCGTCGTGGTGTAAGTGTAACATTCCGCTAAGGTAGCGGAGGATGCGGGGTGTAACCCCCCGCCGACGGCCCTAAATTTGGAGGCATCATGGCAAGGAAATGGGATGTGAATGTGATCTGGCCGACGACGGCAATCGGGAAGTATCCGCAGATTTATGTCAAACGAACCATCAATCCGGCCAGCAATCAGAAGTTGGTTGACATTGAAGTCCGGCGAGGTGCAGAGGCCGGTCAGGGGTTCATGTTTCGGATAACCAAGCGTCAGGCCCGTATGCTGGCTCGTCGGCTGATGCAGGCGTTGGAATACAAATAGGAGGCATCATGCAAATTGCTGTTGGCATCGTATTGATTGTCATACTTGTTCTCCTGTTTGTTCGTATTGACAGTCTCGAAAAGGAGAACAAGAGACTGAAAACCTCGACGACCATCACGTTCGCCAATCAGCCCTCTGACCTCGGCTTGGTGATGGCCTCGTGGAAAGAAGAAAACATAACCTATCAGGTGGTGCGATATGTGGAACGAGTTTGACAGTCCGTATGAAGAACGGAAGGAAATCAATGCGGGACTCTTTGATGAGGACATATTGCCATGTGGGTAGCCTTCGCATTGATTTTCGTGTGTTTGGCCTTTGTCTGGATTAGGAGAACTTGGAAGCGGGTGACAAAGGAAGACGAATATGCCGCCGACGTACACCTATATGGTCGTTACTTGGATAACCTTATGCGCCAAGACCCAAGATTTTCTCCGAATCGGATGACGTTTGATGAGTACACGGGCAACCGATGGGTAAAGAAATGAAAAGCCTCATTTCCTCCTTCCTTATCTATAGTGCCCGCAAACAGGGGTCGGGGTGCAACCCCCGGCCCTTGGAAATGAGAGGTAGATGATGAGCGATTATGAGCGGTGGGAGATACCAGACGGTCATCCTTGGAAAAATCTGCCGCACGCAGAGGCTTTTCGTAAAGGCAAACTGGCAATCCTGATTACGACCGACCCGATTGATTTCTTTGGCAACGGCCAATCAACTACTTGTCGGCACCTATCTATATCGGCACCTGACCGTTACCCGACGTGGGCGGAAATCAAGGATGCCCGGTACCGGTTCTTCGACAAGCACAAATGGGTGTATCAGGTATTCCCGCCGATTGACCAGTGGCTTAACGTCCATCCGAACTGTTTTCATCTTTTCCAACCGTTAATTGAGGTCCGTAATGGCTGACCGGGTTCCGCCGCATAGTCAAGATGCCGAGCAAGCCCTCATCGGCGGGATGCTTCTCGACGGCGACCGCTTGATTCTGGCGAAGGTGTTTGCCATTCTTCCGTTGTGCGGTGCCTTCTATTCAGCGGCCCATCGCAGGATATTCGACGTGATACGGACTCTTTACGATTCAAAGGAGCCGGTAGACATCACGACGGTTTCTTTGGAACTGGAACGGCGGGATGAATTGACCGACTCCGGGGGCCGGGCCTATGTCGCTGGACTGGCAAGTAACGTGGCGACCGCCGCCAATGTCGAATACTATGCCGGGGTCGTTCTGGAAAAGTACAAGCTCCGCAAGATTATCGAGATTGCCAGCGACATCGTGAATCAGGGGTATCGGCAGGAGAAGTTGCCGGGCGAACTGGCTGACGAGGCATCGGCACTTTTGCTTGAATCGGCCGTGTCCACCGAACGCGAACCCGTGCGGCTGATCTCGACGTACCTGCCGGACTTGGTGGAGCGGATTGATGCCGTCCAATCCGGCACCCGCAAACCGGGGATTATGACCGGGTTCTCCAGGCTCGACCAGATGACGGTCGGATTCCAGCCGGGGGAACTGACGATTATCGCCGGCCGACCGAAGAACGGCAAGACCGCCCTGCTGAATTGCATCGCCACAAACATCGCCAAGGACGGGCTGAAAGTCCTGCTTTTCTCTGCTGAAATGGGGGGCGAACAATTCGCCCTTCGTTCTCTCTGTGCCGAGGCGGGGCTGAACTCGGTTGACCTGCGGAACGGCCGGGTTGACGACTGGGACAAAATCACGACCACGATGCACGCAATGGAAAAGTGGAAATATTTCATCGACGACCGGGCCTCCATCGACATATCCGCTCTTTGTGCCGAAGCCGCCCGCGCCCACTCCCAGGGGCAGTGTGATGTTGTGTTCATCGACTACCTGCAACTGATAACCTCGACGCGCCGGTTCAATTCACTCCGGGAAATGGTCGGGTACATCACCTTGGCTCTGGTCGGGCTGGCAAAAGACCTGAAAGTCCCGGTGGTGGCGGCCTCCCAGTTGAGTCGGGAAACGGAGAAGCGGCGAGACCCACGGCCGAAACTGTCTGACTTGGCGGAGAGTGGACATATCGAACGCCATGCCGACAACGTGTTCGGGATCTTCCGGCCGGAGTTGTACGCCAGCCAGAAGGACAAACAGACCGGGCGGCATCAGGGATGCGCCGAACTGATAGTCTTGGCACAGCGCAACGGCCCGGTGGGAACGATAGACCTGTACTTTGAGGACAAATATACGAGATTCCAAGAACTTGAACCGACGTTCACAGAAGGATTTTAAGGAGGTAAGGATGAAAGAATGGATTGCAAAACATTCGTACTGGGTCATGGTTATATTGATCTGTGTTATCTGGTCAATAATCGTGCTTCGTGTAGATTCGTCTTCCTACAAGCGCGGCGTCCGCGATACCGAGGCCATCTATCGAACGAGAACGGCGGCAGATACGGTCGTCTCATGGTATCCCGAAGAGGCGTGGATTGTCAACGGATGGACAGATAAACCGCAGATGATTCAGATTGAAAGCGTTGTGCGAACGCGGGCAGTAGATACTAACCAGAACCGCACTGTGTATTGGGATGAGGCTTACGAAATAATAAATATCCGTTCTCTTTATCCCACCAAAGAAGCCGCTTGTCGCGCAATCCAGCAAGGCATCGAGGCCGAAATCCGCGCCAAGCAAAAGCAGTTGGACGAGTTCAAGTGTGACACCACCGGGAGGCAATAATGGACGAAAACAGATGGGTCGTGATCGGCGTTGACCCCGGCAAATTTGGCTCAATCGTCGGCATCGGGAAAGAAGGTGTGCTGTTCGCCGAAGCGGTTCCCCTCATCGGGATTCAGGCCGACAAAACCAAATACGACTATCACAAGGTCCGGGCGATGATCGACCCGGCTGTCTGGGCGGCCAACGGGTTCACCGTGATCGGCATTTACATCGAGGTCCCGCCGTCGATCGTCATGGCGCCGGAAATGAAGGGCGGTAAGCCCGTGTTCGATCCGATCACCCACAAGGTGAAATTCAGGATGATCCCGGCCAAGGGTGTCACCCGCGAACTGGCCTATGCGATCATGGGTATGGCGATTGCGTGGCGGATACCCTATGACCTGTTCACCCCGAAGATTTGGCAGGACGAGGTTCTGGGCGGCTACAACAAGGGCAACAAGTCCATCGCCATCGAATACGTCCAGCGGAAGTACCCGTTGTTCGAGTTGACGGGCAACAAGCAGGTGAAGACCGGCAAGGCGGACGCCATCTGTGTCGCCGACTGCGGGCTGTCAAAGAACGTACCGTTTTAGAGGGAGGAATCATGGTCGAAATAAACGTAAACGCCGTCTTGCGGGAAAAGCAAATCATGGACGAGTACATCGAGTATGTTGAGGGCCGGATATATCAAATCCATGAATGGGGTAAGAATATCGCCATGAAGGGGGCCGACATCGTATTCTTGACCTTCGACGAATGGAAGAAGGAGCGGGGTCTATGACCAAACGCCTATCGCCGCAACAGGAGGCCGACCGGACCCCCGCCAAACGGCTCCGGCTCTGGATCGAGATGTTCCCCGATGAGGTCGACCGGCTCCGGGTGGCCCTCGGATACGACAAGTCCGAATGGCCGTGGATCCTTTGTGGTCGGGTCAAGAGTTTGACCAAATGGCTTGAGCTGTACGAGCATTCATCCCGCGCCAACAAGAAGGACTGGTACACGTTTCTCAAAAACAGGATCGCGCCAAAAAGATGTTGACTTTTGGTTTGAACTTTTGTATCGTGACTCCATGGTTGGGTTAATTGTGATATTCCTTTTTGAAAATATGTCCCGGTTCCGCCGGATTCGACTCCAAGTCGCAATTGGCCCAACCAGCACGGCGGGACTGGGCCTTTATATCTCAAGGAGTACCCATGCCCAATAAAGGATTAACCCTAAAACCATGTCCATTTTGCGGTTTGAAGAAAATTGTCGTTGCCAAAAACAATGATAATGGAATCGGGAGCGAAGGATATTATTGTTGTTGTGCCAGTTGCGAAGCAAGAGGGGCATGGGGGTTTACTAAAACAGGTGCCATAATGCTCTGGAATACTCGCAACGGAGGCAATTATGGCAAGGATTGACTTCCGCGTTCAAACGGGATTTTTCCGCCATCCCAAGACCATAAGCCTGCGGGAAGCATGCGGAGAGCATGCGGTTTTATGCTTATTGCAGTTGTGGGCACATGCCGCTGAAAATGCTCAAGATGGAAACTTGGATGCTATGAGCGATGCTAACATCGAAAAAGCGGCGGGGTGGCATGGTCAAGCATGCGAAAAGGGGAAATTCGTAGAACAACTACGTCATCCCGATAGTCTTTTCTTAGATGGTAAACAAATCCATGATTGGCAAGAACATCAACCGTTTTTAGCTGGTTCAAAAGAGCGATCAAGAAAGGCCCGCCATGCCGCCCGTATGCGATGGGCATGCTCGGACGATGCTAAAACTGAAAAGGGCAATACCCCTCTCCCTTCCTCTCCTCTCCCTACATTACCATCTCCTCTCCGTAAAGATATTGTCGAGCGTTCGCCCGACCATAAAGAGGCAGTTGAGTATTTCTGTACCAAATACCAGGCCAAGGTGGGGACATCGTACCTATTCCAAGGCGGTAAGGATGGGACGATAATTAAAGCCTTTCTGAAAACATGGGGTTTGGAGAAATTCAAAACCCTTACCGACCAATTTTTCTCCTCAACCGACCCTTTCATAACCGGGAAGGCTGGATATACTCTTGGCGTAATGAAAGCCTGTGCGAACAAATTAAACCAAGGAGTTAGGAATGTGTCAAGATCGACCCCCAGCGATTTCGACGGTCCCTCCGGTGAACAGGATATGTAGGTACTGGTCGAATATGTTTGAGAAGGACCAGAAGGCGGCGGCAGAGGAAGTCGCCCGGCGAGTGGGATTCGGCCCGAAAGAGATTCCCTTCTGGTACGACAATTTCCACCCGGAAATCGAAAAGGAAATCAAGGCGTCAATCGAACTGGCGGCGGCATTTCCCCCGTCGTTCATTTTGGCCGGCCCGGTCGGGACAGGGAAGTCCGGTATGTTGTCCGCCGCCTTCAAGCATTGGGTCACGGACATCTTCGGGGCCGCGGACGGGACAATCGGCTCAATGATCTCCGGCATTGCCCGGTACTGCATATTCCTGACGCACAACGATTTCATCGACATCGTGATGGGCGAACTGAACGACAACGACTATTCCGGCCCGATGACGGTGGAACAACTGAAGGCCATCCCGTTTGTCATCATCGACGACCTGCTGAACGGGTCGGCGACACCCTACCAGTTGTCCCGGCTGGAAGATTTTATCGACCATCGGTACAGTCACGGCATGGCGACCTGGTTCTCGACGAACATCAAGGCCAAAGACCTGAAGGCGTGGCCCGGCCTGGAGCGCAGTTATTCCCGGCTGGCAGACAAGACGTGGTGCCGATACTTCCAGTTGAACGGCGCCGACCGTAGAAGAATGATTCAACCGCCGTCGGCGGAGAGGAGTGATGGGTGATGGACAAGAAACCGTGGCGAAAGCCGGGGTGTGAAAGGAAATCTCGTATGCGGAAGATATACCTGGCGGGTAAGTATTCGGATTATTTCATGCTCGTCGATGAGGACATTTATGAACAAATGATAGAATATGGGCCGTGGTGTGGTCAATTCAAGAGAGGTGCAGTGCGATGCGCGAAAACAATAGGTTGGCCAAGATCACTTAAAAAGGCGACGGGGTTATTGGCCCATCGTTATGCCGGGGTTCTTTATGGAATATTGAAATCAGTAAAAGACCCGCTTCAAATAGACCATATCAACCACAATGGATTAGATAATCGCCGAGTGAATCTCCGGGCGGTGACTAATCAAGAAAATTGTCGCAATATGTCAAAGACCAAAGGTTCATCCCGGTTTAAGGGTGTTTCCTATGTTCGTAAGGGCCATAGCTGGCAAGCCGCCATTGAGGTCAATCATCAAACAAGATATATCGGAACCTATCGCAAGGAACAGGATGCGGCTCTGGCCTATGATGCAGTAGCGCGTAAGGTGGGGTATATTGAATCAGCATTAAACTTTCCGGCCGAGGAGGTAAAATGAAGACGGTGGAGATGCAACAAGGTCAAAGTGTAACGATTTCAAGAAGTAAACAGCGTCCGATAATTATTATGACTCACGTTGTATTTACTCAACCGTTTGATGCTATTTGTATTGGAGTTGATAAGGTTCCCGCCCTAATCGAGGCCATCGCATCCGAGGCGGGGCTGAAAGTGACGGTGGAAAATGAGTGACGGTGGAAAGTATTGGGATAAGCCGTGGTCGTTGGTTGACGGCTGTACGCCCGTATCGGCGGGGTGTGCGAACTGCTGGTCTGCGGCTATGGCGCATCGGTTCCACAAAAAGTACGTGGTTGAGGGAATGGATGAATTGCAATCGTTGACCGATTCTCATGGTCATTTCAAGGGAGTTGTCGGATGTGCCTACCACCGTCTCTCCATCCCGTCACGGACGCGCAAGCCGACGGTGTTCTCAGTTTGGAATGATTTGTTCCATGAGGATGTGCCGGAGCAATTCATTGATGCCGCTATTCGGGAAATGTTGGCCGCTTCCCAGCATACCTATCTGATATTGACAAAGCGGCCCAACCGCATGGAAGAAATGATACGGTTATATGCACAACGGGGAGAAAAGTGGAGTCATATATGGTTCGGCACATCCGCCGAGAATCAGGCCGCGTTGGATGAACGACTGCCGCACCTACTTCGCGTTCCCGGCAATCGGTTCCTGTCGCTTGAGCCGTTGTTGGGGTCGATTGATCTTGAAGTGCCTTATGGTCAGGGCGTGGGAGATTTGGTAATAGAGAATATCCATTGGGTTGTTGTCGGGGCCGAAACCGGGCCGCACAAACGGCCGTGTGATCCGGCTTGGATAAACGACATCGTGCGACAATGTAGAGAGAATCATATCCCGGTGTGGGTCAAGGCCGCCCCCCGGGGTGCCGAGGTCGTGAGAGAGAAAGGATGGAAGTGATGAATTTCTTTACGGTAACGCTGACCATCATAGCCATAATCGTTCTTTCGGTTTTGGGCTATTGGATATGGGAATCATGGGATATTCGGCGACGCGAAAACATCAGAAAACGTAAGTTTTGAAAGGACGGCCCAAAATGACCATAGACGAAATCGCACAGAAGGCGGCGGAGGAATTTGCCGTATTGTGGTACACAACAAACGAGGGATTGATGCTCGGTATACGTCAAAACTTCATGCGGGAAGTATTAAGAGTATTTACTGCCCGTCTTGACGAAGCAACTAATATCCGTCGTGATCCGAAGGGCCGCCCTGTCGCGCCGGTGGAGTTGCCGCCCGATTTCGGCAAGCTACCTGAACCGGAACCAGAACCGTTTTTCGGGGACAATCCGATTGACCCCAATAAGGGGTTGCCGGAAGATTTACCCGTCGAGGCGGTGGGGGGGGTTAATAGAACTTCTACTGCCGCAGATATATTGCGCATTGAACAGACGGTCAATCCCACCCCGCCCCCGCAACCCCGGATGGCGGGGGATGTGGCGCGGGTAGGAACGCCCATTATTTCGCCTTTACCCGGTGACGATTCTTTTTCTCCTCCTCCACCCAATAGTTCCGAAATACTATTAGCAACTCGGATATTAAACGAAGAATACGAGGTCGTTTTGGAGGGTGATGCACTAACGGTTGAGGGTGAAATACGGAATGGCAGAGTACGGGCAATCGCGTCCCTCATCACCGAGTACGGGAAAGGGGTGACGGGAACATTGTGGAAAGAAATCAATCATCTGCACAGACAGGTAGAGATCGAGGCGGAAGGTAATCATCAACTCGCCGCCCTGACCGCCGAGAACGAGCGGCTGAAGGCGCAGTTGGCGGAAGACGAGGCTGGAGAAAGTGATTTGCGCGCCGAGAACGAGGCGAAGTGGAACAAGATCAAGATGCTTGACATCGAGATTGGTAATCTCAAAATCGACAAAGAGGCTCTTGAGACCGACAACGCCGCCCTCCGAGCGCGGGTGGAGGAGTTGGAGAAAGAAAACGGCGAAATACATTTGCAGATGGGCGAATTACTGAATCGGATACCTGACGGGGGAAAGGAGGCGTGATGGACAAAGAGAAGATAATACGGCGGTTGAGTATTACGGATAAGCAAATGAGTCTTTATATCATCGTCAAATGGGGTTGCCTACGATTTCCGACTGCCCTGAAAGCAGAGTTGCAAAATAAGGGATGGCAAATGTTTTGTCCCTCTATCGTGGGGACGACAATATATCTCCGGCGTTCATATCCGGCGATCAGGGGCACACGAGAAAAATATGTCATTCCATCTACCAATTCTGATTGCAAGTGGGCGGGGCGGCACGAAATCCCTGATGGAGATTACAACGTGACTATGTTGGATGACAATACGGCTACCTTTGATTTTGGTGAGGAGGCATAAAGCCATGAAAACCCTATTTCTCTTGCTCTTGACCGCCGTCCTCCTGCTCATGGGAACGGCAATCGTTGTCCAACGTAATCAGATAGTTGCGATGCGGCAGGACATCAAAGACCTGTACGAAATGAATCGGCTTGTCGCTACGGCCGGAAAGATGGTCTGTGGTGATGTTGCTTCACTTTATCTGCGGATGGCGATTGTCGAACGCCGTCAGGGGGATACGGTATGGAACGCTTTTTGATCTTTGTGCTCTTGACCGCCGGGGTGGTGGCGGGAACGCTCGGATACAGGAGGGTGAAATGAGAGAACCAGTCGATCATAGACCCAACCTGCCAGATTTGATCCAAGTGATCTTCATTGGATTAATCATGGGTGCGTTATTGATTTTACAGGCAAAAGACGATTCCCTCGACCGCCGCCTTCAGGCCGTCCAGGCACAGGTCGATAGTATCAAGACGGCTTATGCGGCCGATACCTTACCGGCCGTGAAAGGAGATCAAAAGTGACCATTACGCTCAATCAAACCCAGCGCTCGGGCCTTCGGGACCTGCGGTTCATTCTGCAAGGCTTGGAGCTTGGCAAGCCCGGCGCCCTGCCACAAGACGGTCTGGCGGCGATCGACATGGTTCTGTCGGACCAAGTGACGGTAGCGGTGAAGGAAAACGGAACCGATGGCAAAGATAATTCTTGACCTCTGCGGCGGGACCGGGGCTTGGTCGCGGCCATACGCCGAGGCCGGGTATGATGTGAGGCTGGTGACGTTGCCGGATGACGTGCGGCTTTATGTCCCGCCCAAAAATGTCCACGGTATTCTCGCCGCTCCACCTTGTACCCATTTCTGTTCGAGTGGGGCCAGATGGTTCAAACAAAAGGGCGATACCGCTTTACTGGACGGCCTGTCTGTTGTTGACGCTTGCTTGCGGATTATCTGGCTTTCCCGTCCGACGTTTTGGGCTTTGGAAAACCCGGTTGGCCGGCTGATGCGGTTCATTGGAAAGCCGCGAATGTATTTCCAGCCCTATGAGTATGGCGATCCTTACACGAAAAAGACCTGTCTCTGGGGGGATTTCAACCCGCCTGCCCCCCACCCTGTTGAATGTAAACCCGAACACCGGGAATACTCCCCCGGCCACAATTCACCGATAAGGCGGTTCCCGTCCAAGATGCACTTACTCCCGCCAACCAAAGACCGGGCAACCTTGCGCTCCATCACCCCGCCTGGTTTTGCGCGGGCGTTCTTTGAAAGTAATCCGTAAATAGACCGCCTGGGGAAGCCCAGGAGCGACGTTCCGGGGGTCAGGCTATTCCCACCCTGCCCCCGGATTTTATTCAATCCTGCTCAATTCTGTGCGCTTTGGCGGGGCTCCCTGTCCCCAATCCGTGTCAACTCGTCAATCAGACGGCCGGGCATAGCCGCCCGGAGCCTTCCCAGCGCACTTTCATAAGCCATCGAGCACCCCAAACAGTACGCGACCGCCTTTCCGAAGCCCTTTTCTTTGGCGATTTCGGCATCTTGGCGGAAGGAGCGAACCTCGCCGGCCAGAAATTGCTCCAAGTCTTTCAGGTTTTCCAGAACTTTCGACATACCTGCCTCCGGTTTGATTGTTCTATTCCATGTATCGGCAGGATTTGCGTAAACCTTTAGCGGTTTTTCTTTCCACAACGGTTTTTGTGTTCAGTCGGCGATATGTAAAGGACATGTAAAGGAAATAGAAAGGCTTTACATATCAGGAACCCACTTACATAAGGCTGGGGACTTCATTTAGCCTTTGGCCTATATAGGACTTCATATAAAAAACCGTTAAAACTTTCGGTCGTCGATTCCTCGTAACCTATTGATGGACATAAACGGCCAAGCAAAAAAAGCGGTAAAAAACCCCGGCGGCACCATTGTCACCGGGGTTTAGACGAGTAACGGAATCAAATGCCGGAATCAGGATAGGGGTTCCCCCGGCCGTCCTGATTCCGGCGGTTCACTCACGGCCGGGAGCTTAATATCGGTATCGGGCGAAAGCCTCGTCATCACACGGAACCAGTTTACGGATGTGTTCTTCCTCGTTCACTTTATCCCCATGTGCGGCAATCCATTCAATCGGGCTGCCGACGAAATGGCAATAGATACACCAGTCACCATGACCGTGACCCCGCTTGCCAATCCAGCGGAGCATCTCTTTGGTCCCGGCCATGTGCAGGCCGCCCGGCTCGTCTCTCATTTCCCCGGTTGCAAAGATTGTCCCCGGCGGCATATCGTCGAGCATCCTCTTGTCAAGCATCGCGCATATCCTCCGGTATCAACCCGTCCTCGTCGTCCTCCGGGTCGTCTTTGGCCGGGCCGTAGGCATCCGACTCGTCCAACTGGTCAATAGAGACTGACTTGTCCTCCGGTTCCGGCGGAATGTCGTCAACCACAACCTCCGGCGCCTCAATCTGGCCGAGGGCCGCGTAACACTGGCTGGTGACGACCCGCTCCATTTCCTGAGCCAGCCGGATTATCGGCGGGACCATCCCGGCGGGCAGGTCGAATTTCTGACCGCGCCACCCCTGGGTTGAAATGGAAAAAGTCGATACGGGTTTTGTCCCGGACAGCAACGCGATCGTCGCCGTCACTTGGGGCAAGCCGTCATCGTTGGGAAATTCAACCATAATAGATTGAATCCGGGCCTTGTTGATGTTGATGTTGATGTCCTGCATCACTCCTCCTTGCTTTTGGGTTCCGGTTTCTTCTCGCTCAACTTGACCGCCCTCGATGCCGCGGCCACCAGTTTGATCCGCGCCCACGTCGCCATGCTCATCTTCGCCATCTGCGCCGCCTTCAAAATCAGCTCCCGGTCCGGTGGAGTGAACTGAATCGACAGCGCCGACACGATTCGGTTTTCCTTCAATCTGCCCATAAAAATATGTCTCCTTTCAGGTTATACCAGAACAAAGACCACTATCAGCCATGCCACGAAAAGCACGGCCGCCACTCCCCCGATGACCAGCAGACAGGCGGCAATCGTCTCAAACAACTGCCGCCACGTCCGAAATATGCCGCAGTCCATAGGCTACCCCTCGATCCGGGAAAGCAGGGCGCGGAGACTTGACGAAACCGGGCGCAATAGGGTAGCTATATCGGTATTGTCCACATCCTCAGCCCATTCAATCGCGATCTGGATCACGTTTTCCGATCGCTTGACCGCCGCCAGCAGTTCGGGCGCGGAGGCGTGCAACTTGGCATTGCCTTCTGACTCATTCGACAGGTCTTCGACTCGCTGAATTACCCCCCAACCTTCGGCCTCAATCTGATACTGGCCGTAATCATCGGACGCATTTTGCAACGTCCACTTTTCCCCCGTGTGCTTGGTCATATAACCTCCTATATCCATTCGTGTTTGAGTGCGTAGCCGCCGTCTGGCCTGTGCGCTCCATCAAAAGGACTGGTAAATCCTTTGGGAAACAATGTGCTTGCCAGAGTATAGACCACATGAAAGCCCATATCCATACCGCAACCGCCAACCGATAGGCATTCGGTCTTTTCATCGAAGCGGATTTCACAGGCCATTGCCACAAAACGGGTCAGCCAATACTTTCTGATTTCGCCGTCTTCGATCTTGAAAAAGTGAACCCCGATCTTGCGCGTCATTCCCGATCTGGAAACAGACCGAAGCGACGTGTATACCGTATCCCCCGGTTTCAGCATTTCCCGAAGGCTCTTAATCGCCTCCTGCCGCTCTGCTTTTGATACTTTGCGAGTCATGGCATTTCCTTTCGTTTGAGTGTTCAACCGAGCATCCGCCCGGCTTCGATTTCGAGCAAACACTCCCGCATATTGGCGCGGGTCTCATTTACCAGATTCAGGTACGCCGATTCCGGTTTGCCGTCAAGCCCTTCAGCCTGGGCGATTTCCCGCAACCGCCGGGCAAACAGGGGAGCCAGACCTTTTTCCGACAGGCCGATCTTATAGCATCGGGAGCCAAACGGCGATGAATCCGGCTGATCGTCAAAGAGGTCTTGACCCTGCTTCGTGGTAGTGAATATGATACAGACCCTATTCGGGAGCCGTTCAAGTATGTCCAAAAGCTTCTCAATCACCGGCCGGCAAAGCCCATGCGACTCATTAACGATCAGGACGTGACAGGTCTTGATCGGCACGTATGACCACTTGACCCGCAATTCCCCCAGCATGGTCAAAGTGACTTCCCGGCCGACAACTTCCCATACGTCCATAGGATCAGCAACCGTCGCGGCAACTATCCGGGCGATTGACGATTTGCCTGTCCCCGACTTGCCGCTTATCCAAAGCGCCCGGCCGCCGATGCCATTGTTAAGCATCCCCTGAACGACGCGGCAGGCCTTTTCCTGCCCTAAAACCTCGTCAAAGCTCTTGGGCCTATACTTTTCGTCAAGTCTCATAAGCCCACCAGAGCGGCATTGACCAGACGCATAGCCCCGGTCAGGTTGTGTTCCCAGTTGTCGCGGACGGCCTTCAACGCCTCAATCATCTTCTCCACGTCCGGGCGGGTATGCCAGAAGTCTTTGGGATTGCCGACCGCAAAACACAGCAAGGCCGTCAATTCGTTTTCGGGCACTTGGTCGATTGAGCATGATTCACGCTCGTTTGTGGTCTCGTTAAGGTCAAATAATTCAAAGTCCACCAAGTCCCCGTTGCCGTCAAACTCCACCTCTACGAAGTGGCCGGAAAGCATAGAACACGGCCAACCTTCACCAAAGTGGTAGGTCTCTTTGTCGTCAATTATGATTCGCATACCATCCCCTTGTTTGAGTGTCTATTCCTTACCCGATTTCCTCAACTTGAGCTTGGTAATAATCGGAAAGCTCCAAGCTGTATTTCAGCGCCCGAGCGTAATCCCTGTAACCTCTTTGTCGGCATGGTGTCGAGCAAACGCCGACACCATAAACGACAAACCGCCGGCCGTTGCAAATCCGCCGGATAATCACCTTAGAAACTTTTGACCGTTCGATCATCACATCCGCCTTGATAGGGTTAAAAACCCTCACCTTCACCGACATAAGTAATCGGCATCAGGCCGTCACCAGCTACCGTATAAGAGCCGTCCGCATCGGCCGTAATCGAATAATGACGGCCTAGGACGTTCTGAATATAGGCCGCTGATTGATAGGCCGCCATTTTGGGATCGTCGTCATAAACCACGTTGCGGCCGCCCTCTTTGTTCACTACTTGGAATTTCATAAGTCCCGCCTTGTTTGAGGTTTCTATTCTCTCTATCGGCAATATACCTATACTATATTATATAGTCAAGATAAATCTTTCAACAAGGTAAAGATTTTTGCAGGGGTTAAACTGTTGAGATTCAACAAGGTTTCATTTTGGCCGTCGATCCATGCTGAAATAATCGGTCAAAAAGAGGGGTGTATGTATAAATCGGCGTAAACTGTTGAACCACAAGGGCAGTTTATGTATTTGCAATCCAACCCCAAAAAAGGACTTGACAATTATTCAACAAGGGTATAAATAGCGGCCATTATGGTGACTTGGGGACACAAGACAGGACTCGGTAGGATCGAAAATACGGCTCAAGGCGAAAGCCCGAAAGCCTCTAATAGACCCGGCAACCCCAGGTGTCGGGTTTTTTATTGCTCAAAATCAGGGGCAATGGCATGAAAAAGCCGTGGAAGAATCAATCCCAGAAAGCAAAACAGAACAAGAAACGGCTTATCCAAAAGAAACGATGGCAACGTGACGGCCATTATTTTGACGATCCTTCAAAGATAAAACAACCAGTCCCCAACAGCCCTTGAAACGACGGCGATTCATACCCCGTAGGTGGCAGGGGAAAAGCCAATCGTTACAACGCCTCTTGCTTGTTTCGGCCGGGTAGGGGGAAAAGTAAATTTGCTTGGCTCAACCCACTGGCAAAACGGGGGGGGGGATTTTCTATGACTGGGGGGGGGATTAAACAACCTCCTACTCCATTATAGCCAAGCATTTACACCGGAAGCAACCAGGTGAACCACCACCACCAGCCGAACCTCAAAACCCCCGACTCTCAGCCCCAAAGCCGCCACAACCCCAGCAACCCCGAACCCTACCAACCGGCCCCGGAGAGCCACCACAACCACCAAATTCACCCCCTTGCACTAAAACTGTGCAAAGCCAACCGCACCACAAGCCCCACATTCAACGATCCCCAACAGGGTAGACCAATACCACGGCCAAAATAATCACTTGACATTCATTCAACTTTTCTACTTATCTTCCGGTATGGCAACAACAAAGAAAAAAGGCCATCCAATCGGCACCATCGCCGAACGAGCCGAACGCCGAACTGCCGGGGCACTCGCTCTCCGACAACTCAAAGCCGATTCACTCGACAAAGCCAAAGCTGGCGCTGTCCAAGCAACCGTCCTGGCTGCCATGGGATTCCAAGTCAAAGACATTGCGGAACTACTCGGTATCTCTGAATCGGTCGCTCGGCTTAGGATTAAGAAGGGGATGGAGGTTGCTGACATTGCGGGGTGTCTGGCGACGGCGACGGTTCGTGGTCATCGGGGTTTGGTTGACGCCACAAACTTTCTCTGTGCTTTGGTATCGACAACGCCAGAGGTTGTGAAGTACAAAGACCCGGTGACGGGAGTTGAGAAGATCACCTACAACATGACCGATAAGGCTATCTATTATGGCATAAAAGCCGCTCAAACAATCGTCGATGTTACCATCGGACACCAGCAACGGCGCGTCCAAGCTGCTGCTGCAAGCAAGGCCACAGTAGAGGGAGCCATTGCTGCAAGCATGGCAGTGCAGGGTATCAGGGATGCTGACCCACAGACAGAGGACGAACTCACTGCATCTATACAGCACAGTTTGACCCTACTTACAAGGCACATTGAGCGTATCTCAAGCACTAAACAGATCACCGAGGCCAGCTATACCATTGACCAGGACAGCCCTGCAAGCCCCCCAGCACAGCCACAGAGCCACAATCCAGCCACCCTGCCTGCCGCCGCCGAACCGATGGGGGACACCGACCCGGCCGGCGGAGAGAAGGGTCCCTCTGGTCGCGTTGCTGATTCTACGAATTCTGTGGAAAAAAAATGAAAGTGGGTTGGGGAAAAAATGAAAAATAGGGATTCTGGCACAAAAAATAAAAATTTCGATGGGGTTTGAATCTTTTCTTACCTTGGAGGTTAGATATGTTTACAGATGAGCAAGTGAGGATGGCCCGGAGAATGGGTCGTTATCGGATTTCGGTTTTGATGGCGGCGAGGAAGATTGTGGAGGGGGAGTCGGTGGTATTGATGTCTCCGAACCGGGAGTCGGCTGATCGGTTTGTGGTGGATGTGGGGCGGGAATTGGGGTTGAAGGACGTGCCGATCGAGGTTCGTTTGCCGGAGTGGAAGCCGAGGGTCAATCGGACGTTCATGGAGTATTATGACGAGTTTGGAGGTTAGATTATGGATTACAAAAGAGGAAAGTTGATTTGGTGTTCTGAGTCTGGGAACTATGGGATTTACGTCAAGGACGGGTATAAACACAGGGATGCCTGCCAAGGGATATTCAAGGTTTTGGGTGGTTATTTGGGTTGGACGTTGTACGAGGGGGTGAAGGTGGGGTTTGATGGGGAGAAGGCGACGGAGACGCTGGCGCGGAAGTTTTTGGAAGACCGGGGTTACGTGATCCCTGTCCAGGGGACGCGGTTTTGGAAAGACAAGAACGGGGACATTTGTTCCAAGTTGGGTGCTGACGGCGGGGTTTGCCCTCTGGCGGCCGGATTACACAGGGTTCCCGGCCCCTCGGAACGGGAGCGTCCGACGGCGACGGAGGTTTATCAGGAACTGCCGAAATTTGTCAGGAACTCCGAGGTTGAGCGATTGGCGAACTTGGTTGTGGAGAAATCCCGGAAGATCAAGTCCTTGGAGGCGGAGGTCAAGGATTTACGGGAACGCCTCGTCCGTAAGGTCGAGGAACACACAATTTTGTCTAATAAATGCGACGGTTTGATTGATGAGAAAGAACGGTTGGAGGGTAAGGTTTCCGAATTGATTGGTGAAAATGCCCGTTTCGAGATACGCCTTGGGGACATTGACCGTCTTATGCACGATCTGGACCAATACCGGGCGGGCGAATCGCCGAAGGTCAAGGCTTTGGAGGCGGAGGTTGCCCGGCTGAAGGGTATTGAGCGGCGGAATATCATGCTTGAGGGTATGGTATATGCCTGCCTTGACCCGGAGGGGGTTGCCGAGCAAAACCGGAAGATGGAAGAAGGTCTGGCCAAAGGGATGGCCGAATTGAAGGATAGGTCCGAGCGAAAGGGGTCTGACAATGGCCGATGAGAAACTTCCCGACTGGCGGATGTTCAAGGACGGGGATGGTCGGCCCACTGGCGGAATAGGTTCCTATATTTACGATTCCGAGCAGTCGATTTTGAAGATGGAGGCCGAACCGGGGAAAATTGAGGCGCTTTTGGAATCTGACCCGATACTGAAAGCCAAACTGGAAGACATTCAGGCCCGGATTGCCGCGATCCCGCCCATGCCAAAGTTTCCCGACAAGGGTCCAGTACATGAGGCAGGTTGGTCTGCCTTTTGTGCGGCCCATCCGGAACACGGCACTCCCTTTATCCCCCTTCAAATGGAGATTTTATCTCTCCATCACGACCAGAGTTTGAAGATGGATTTGGTCAACCGTGAATTTTTCCGTCTAATGAATAGGCAAAACTATCATGCGGAGGAGGTCAAAGATGGCTGACGAGAGGGATTTTTACCGTCGGATTCAGCTTTTGGAGAAGCAGAAGGATGACCTGGCGAAACGGCTGGACGACCAGAAGACCGAGATCGACGGGTTGAAGGGTCAGATTCTCAAGTCGCGGGAGGCCGAAGGGACATTGCTGAAGCAGTTGATGGCGCTGGTCCCGACTTTCAATGCCCTGTCGATGTTCGTTCAGGACAATCTGGGACAGATACCGCCGGAGTATTTCGAGAGAGGTATGGCGATGGCGCAGGGGAAAGAGGTGCCGGCGCCGAAGATCAAGGTGGTTCCGGGGAGTGTGAAGTTGAACTGAGGTGATTATGGACGCAAAATGTTCGGTCTGTGGTGAAAGGGCGACGCGGCGGTATATCGTGACCCGTCTCGATACGGGAAAGCAACTGAAAGGGTATTTGTGCCGGGATTGTCCGCTCGAACCGAAATGGGAAGACCCGCAACCGAAACCTGCGGACGTGAAAATTGACATTTACCGGAACGCCGCTCCGCCCGGCGATGGGCAATATCTGAAAGAATCTGATGGCTAACATCATCACCAGAGAGACGTTGCACCGCATCAATGACCAGTTGTATGCCGCCTGTGCCTGCAATATCTGGACGTTTCTGGAAAACGTGAGGACCCAGGACGAGGAAATGGCCTCCATGCGGCCGTTCCCGATCAATTTCCCCCACGTTCAGGAGATTCACCGGATTGCGGAGGAAAACGACCGGGCATTGTTCTGCAAATCTCGCCGGATGCAAGTTTCGATGTATTTTCTGGCCCGGAAACTCCACAAGGGGTTTTTCGCCGGGACGGAATTGCCGGGGACGTATGACGTTTATCGGGGGGCATATTCGGCGACGGACGAGCCGCTGATGAAGTACCAGTTGGCCCGGATTCAGTTTATGTACGATTCCCTGCCGCCTTGGATGCAGGCAAGAAACCCGATGGTCAAAAACACAGAATCGGTCAAGGCGTTCCAGAAGGGCGGGGTGATCGAGGGGTTCGCCATGAAACAGACCGGCGCCCAGGGGTACGGGTTTACCGAATATACCTTCGACGAAATGGCTTGGCAGCAGTACGCCCGGACGTGCTGGCTGGGAATTGTCCCGACGATCGGCCGCGGGAAGTTGTTCGGGATCTCGACTCCCAACGGGAAAGTCAGGGAAGGGAAACTGTTTTATGAGGTTTGGGCCAATCCAGACGAATTGCCGGAGTATAAAGGGTTCGCCCGGAAGAAAATCATGTGGTACGAGAACCCGGAACATGATGAGGCATGGTTCAAACGGGCGACCGCGGGACTGACGCGGCAGGAAATCGCCCAGATGTTCGAGTGTTCCTTCGTTTCCTATGCCGGCGCGTCGATCTGGAACACGTTCAACCACCGGATTCACGTTTCCAAAGAGAAATTGTACCCGATTGCGGGGCGACCGATACTGATTGGATGGGATTTCGGGACCCGGAAGCCGGCCATGACGGTCTGGCAGGTCGATGGGGACGGCCGGTGGCGGGGATACATGGAACTGGTCGGCCGAAACGTGGAATCCTTTGCAAAGTTTTGCAGACATGGGTTGTTGATGGCCTCGGCACTGTACGACAGGTCGAAATTTCAGGAAATCCACGGGATCGCCCCGGACGCCAAGACGAGGTACCGGACGAGGGGATTGAGCGGCGCCCGGATGGACATGGACGAGTTGGTCAGAATATGGGATCGCCGGCGGATCGGCCGGATGGAGAACCCGACGTTCTCGGAAACGGACTCGTACCAATGCCGGGTGATGATGGGCTACCCCCATCTTGGTACACGGTTGCACGAAACGCCGCGCCTGAAGGTCGTCAGGGGCCTCTGGTGGCGAAAGGACGGCGACCCTGGGATATTGCTCGACCCCAGCATGGAGAATTTCATCGACGGGTGCGCCAGCGGGTACGTTTACGACAAAGAGGGAGAGGTTCCGATGGAAAACGAGTACACGGATGCCCAAGACTCGTTCCAGATGATCGCGTCGGCATATTCGCGGGAGATTCTGGGCGAGGTCGATGAGGACCAGAGACAGGCGACGAAGATTTATATACCCCCGAAGATGGGATTTCGGTCGGGAATGTAGGAGGTTATGATGGAAAGAACGAATGGAATCATCAAAGAGGTCGAACTTTTTATCAGCGACCTTGATGGCCAGTTGACGTTCGGGATTGTTATTCTGGGATCGGACAAAAAAAGATTCTACCTCGGCGGCTATCAGGTTGTCCGTTGTCAGATTCGGCTACTCCAACAACTTCTTGAAACGGTTGGAGTTGAACGATGGGACGAATTGATAGGTCAAGCCGTCCGTATTGACTTTGAGGAAACGGTTTGTAGGCTTGACACGATAGGAATAGGCCATATCGTTGACGACAAATGGTTTAACCTTCAAGAAATGGTCCAAAAATACTTCGCTCCGGACACAAGACCGCCAAAAGCGGGGTAAAATTCCCCACTTATTTCACAAATCGGGGAAATTCTCCCCAGTTTTATCTTGACATACCATAAAATACCATATCTATTGCCGACCGGATGCACAAAAACTGTGCAGAAAGGGGTCGCCGGTGGCAATAGGGACATTCTCCGATGAGCAAGTGCGGGAAATCAAGGACCAGACCACTCGGTTTTGGGACGATTCCACGGAGGAAATGAAGACTTTTTTCCTCAAGTTTAACGATTTCGAGAGAATGAGCCGCGGCCTTCTGCCGGAGGGCCTCGAAGCCGTCGTTTCCAAGTATTTCGACCGCGCCAGCCTTGCCCCTGCCGACATTTTCATCAATATCGAGCAATCTCGCGCCGCTATCAACGATCTCGTCTTCGGATCGAAGCCCTACGGCCACGTTTCGAGACCCGGACAGCCCCGAAACCTCGACGAAATGGTGATGACGGCCGAAATGGTCCTCCAGCGCCAGAACGACCTCGGAAATGAGCCGACATCGGCCGGTAGAGCCATCCACCAGTCCCTTGTCGGCGGTTTGGGGTGTTCCCTGACCCGTTGGGTTGACCGAACGGTCAATATCCCGACCAGAGATGAAATGGGGCGGTGGGGCGGTCCGGGTAATTCCGCCCAAATGCAAAGCCGATCGCTGTACGAGTACGTCGATTCCCTACCCCTTGACATCCGCAATATCCGGGTTGACCCCGAATGTGACCGCCTGGAAGACCGGCGCCTTGTTGCCCGGCAGTACCTCCGGCCGATGCACGAACTGATGTCCCTGAACCGGATGAACTACCATTGGTACGCCTTTGACGAGGACAGACTGCGGAAGTCCGGGTTTGACCAGGGGAAATACTACGAATTTACCGGCGGGGAACGGGACAAACTGAACCAGAGGAAAGAAAAGAATCAGAGTTATGGCGACCAACTGATTGCGGTGAAAGAGTATAGGGGGTTGTTCCGCATCAAGAACGGCCCGGATAATTGGGATGTGAAAGACCTTGTGGTTGATGTCGCCAACGACGATGTAGTCCTCGGCATCAAGATCAACGACCTGCCGATCCATGGCTGGGATATGTACAATTTCGTGACCGTGGACAACCAGTTGGGCCGGAAATTCCCGATGGGCCTGATCGAACCGGCCTTCGATATGTGGTTCTACCTGTTCCTCATATTCAACCACATCATCGACCGCGAAAACCGGGACATCTACGATATGTACGTCGGCGACAAATCGGCCTGTAACGAGTTGCCGGACTATATCCCCTTCGACCTCGGCCGGGTCATCAAGGTCGATTCCCAAGGCATGAACGGGGTTCTGGGGGCCATCCAGCCCCTCCGCAAAGCCTCCTCCGGGGCCGGGTCGTTTGAACTGGCCGGGACCATCAGCAAGATCATCCAGCAGATTATGAAGCTGAACGACTATATGCAGGCCGGGTCGCCCGACCGCAAAGAGACGGCGACGGCGGTGGAAGCCCTTGTCCAAGGTGGCCGGAGCCTGCTCATGCACACTATCGGCCAACTGACGACCAGCTATTTTGAACCGGCTTGGCAGAAAAAGCTCCGGCTGTGGAATTTCTTCCAAGAACACGAACAAGAGATGGTCGGCTACAACGGCCGTCCGGCGACCTATATCCCCGGTCAATTCGACTCCATCTGGTTTGATGTGGAGATCGACACGCGAGCCAACCAGGACCGGCCGACCATGGTTCGGCGCCTGATCGAAATGTTCCCGATTCTAATGAACAACCCGGCTCTGGATCAAGAGGAACTGATCCGAACGGTCTGGGATGTCATCCAGTTGCCGAACAAAGACCGGGTTATTCGCAACAGCGATATGCTGGAAATGGCGGCTCACAAGGAAAACTTCGCCATGATGAAGGGCGTGCAGATGCCAGTCCATCCGGCGGAACCCCATACGATGCACTTGGAGATTCACCAGGTGGTCGCCCAGACCCCGACCGGGATGCAACATATCATGGAACACCAGATGCTTTTGCAACGGCAGACGGTGGGTTTGGGAAACACGAAAGAGATGGGCGGGAACTCTGGCCAGCAAATTGGGTCGGCATCTCCGGCCATCCAAAATAGAACCGGAACTGGCTTTGGCCTTCCGGCGGCGGGGCGGCGATGAGCGGAAGCGGATTACTGGACAGGGCGACGGCGACCCTTGAGCGGTTTTTCGGCCGGAAGCAGGAAGTCTTCAAGGCCCGCGAAATGCAACTCCGGTTCAAGGTCGGCCGGGGAAGGCAGGCGGCAAATGCGAAAGAATCTCCGGTTTTTCAGGAATGGGTTTTGCCCTTCGCCGAGGAATACCGGGAAGAACTGGAAAAGCAGTTGTACGACGGGGCGACCCCGGAAATCCGGGAGGAAGCCCGTGTCGCTCTCAAGACCATCCACAACCTTTTGGTTGTCAGAATAGATGGCGTCCTTCGGGAAGGGCAGGAAGCTCAAGCCGAACTGGACGAGATCCAAAAACAGAAACCTAAAAAAGATGAGGCAGTCAAATGACGAACGATGCGAATGGACAGGCCGCCGCCGATGGTCAGAACGGTGCCAACACCGACGTGACCAAGCCGGAAGGCGTGACTGTTACCGCAGAGGAATTGGCCGGATACAAGGCGGCCAAAGAGCAGGTTGAAAAGGCGCAGGCGAAACTCCGGGAAGTCGGATACCAAGATTTCGACGACCTTGAAGGTGGAATTGAAACCTTGGTGATGGTAGCACAGAAAAGAGTCGAGGAAGATATGGTAGAAACAGGTGTCAACGCGGCAACGAATCCCCCGGCTCCGAAACCCGTTACCCCGGCAACTCCGGCGACCCCGCCGGCACCGGCCGAGAATCCCGAACTCACCCGTATCGGCCAAATGAGCGCCGATGCCTTTATTCGCGCTCAATTCGGGGAATACGCCTACGACCAGATGAACAAACCGGCCGACCAAAGGCTGAATATCCCCAAGGACGACCTGATGAAGACCCTGAAGGGTCCCGACGGCGCTCTGGTGACTCACATGATGAACCAAGACCGTGACGGAAAGCGGTTTGGCGGGAACATCTTTAACGCCGCCGAATACGTCATCAGGGTCACGACCGGAAAGACTGCCCCATCCGGCAACCCGGCACAACCCAATCCGGCTCTTGCGGCCGCGAAAGGAACGGCCACCGCGGAAGCGGGGGCATCGGTTCCCGGCAGTGGGGGTGGGAATGAACCCCGCGCCATCACCGCCGACGACATTGTGCCGGATACACCCTATACACCTGGAAAAGATTAAGGAAGTAGATAATGGGTAATCCGTACTATGCTTCAGCCGGCATCATCGCCGCGACGAACCTTGCCAGTGGCGGCACCGGCAACGCTTTTTCGACGAACGAACAAGTCGTCGAAATGCACCCGAAGCTCTGGAAGTCATACCCGGCGGTAACGCCGTTTCTGTCCGATCTCTCGCGCTTGGCCGAAGACACGGCCCGGCAGACGACAATCCGGTGGGGCGAACACGAACGCATCCCCGACCGGTTCACGGTCGTCAATAACGCAACCACCGGCACCAGTGTCATCGTTCAGGCCCAAGGGCCGACGTTGGTAGCCGGTTCTGTTCTCTGGTCGCCCGAATTTGGCGACTACGCCACGGTCGATTCAACCCCGACCACCAATACCGTCACCGTCACCCGGTCGGCCTTGGGAAGCACGGCGGTTTCATGGCCTCCGGGCACCGTCCTGATCGCCCTGATGCCGAAATCGGCCGAAAACGAGACGGCGACCTACCGGACCTCCATGCTCAAATCGGCCGAAGGGTACAACTACACGCAGTTGTCCCGGTTCGGTTTCGAGCTGACCATCACGGCCAACAACACCTCGACGGTCTGGGGCGGTCCCGGCAGTCTGCGGAACAAGTACCAGAACGACAAACTGTTCGAGTTGAAGTGCAAACACGAGAACGACATCCTCTTTTCGGCCCGGTCCACTGGCGGGACGGCGCCGGCGACGCTCAACTACATGGGCGGCATCTGCGACTACCTGATGGGCGGGACGCTCTACAAGGACTTCACCGGCGGGTTCACCGAGTCCGGTTTCCGGGGCTACCTCGGCAACTATTTCGACCAGAACCCCGATGTCACCGGGACGGTTCCGCTCTATACCTCGTCCTTCGTCATCGAGATGGTTTCGATGTGGGACAAGGACAAGGTGCGGATTTCGCCGGAGTCCAAGGTTCACGGGTTCGACACGTTCGAGTATCTCTGTCATGGCCGGCGGATCAATCTGATCCCGATGCCGTTGATGGTCGATCCGATTACCAAGGGGTACGGGTTCATCTTCGACATGGAACGGATTGCCATGAAGTTCCCGCCGGAAGGTCGTCTGAAACTGATGATGAACTGCAAAAAGGCGCCGGAGCAAGGCGAATTGCTCTGCGACCTGTATCGGTTGCAGTTCTCGCTGATGGTGGCGAGTGAGTCGAGACATGCCATGTTCGTGGGCGCAAACCTGTTGTAACCAGAAAGGAGGCGGGAGATGTTGACATGGATTGACAGAAAATATCCGGCCATCTTTCTGACAGTGTGTGTGCTTGTGCTTTGTGGTGCCTACGCCATTTACGGCGCGGGCGCCCGGCAGATTCACGATGTCCATACGGTAGTGACCTCCGTGAGTAACACGAACGACACGGCGCAGTCGATGGACATCGTCCCCTTGTTCGCTGTTGATAGTTACACCTATATCTGTTCGGTTCTGACGACGACTTCGCCCGTGGACAGTCAGGCCATCAGTTACACGACACCGGCCCAGCGGGTGAAACTGGAAATCAAATACCAGTCTGCCGTTCAACGGGTCGATACGTCGCGGGTGTTTGTTTGTACGCTGGCCTTCGCTACCGATTCCGTTAAGATCGACTTTGATCCGGCCGACGTTTCGATGACGTTGGCAAAATGGTGCGATACGGTCGTGTATCTCATCAATAATACGGCAGTCGTCAAGGATTCGGTCAAGGCGGAGGACTCGACCACCTACGTCCTTGTGCGCGGGAAATTCCCGCAAACTACAACGTACGGCGGTCATCAATTCCATTTCCTCTTTGATGCTGATACCGCCCGGTTTGACACCACGACTCGCGCCAACACGGTTGCGACTATCTGTTCTGGGTTGAAGACGGCGGCTGAAGCCGTGACCGACCTCAATACCCAGTACACGTTCTCCAATCAGGACACCTTACTGCGAATGACGGCCAAGAAGAAGGGATTGCCTTTTGTCTATAAGGTTCCCGCGTCTTGTCCCGTTGACACCTTGGACAGTACGACCTTTCAGGCGAATGTGGCTGGGCGATCTCGAAACTGCGACACCTTTGATCTGGTGCAACTGGTGGGCGAAGACAGGCGGGCTGGCGGTATCTACGGCAACATTATTCTGAAACCGTCCGCCACGACCTATCGAGGGCTTGGCCTTTCGGATTCGGGACTTTTGTGGTTCCAGACACGAATGAATATCGACACTGGAACGACATATTATGTCCTCGACTCGACAAAGAAGGCGGCCTTGCCCTGTACCCTGCATATCGCACGATCGTATGCGGCGACCAACGACACTCTGTTCAAGCCAATCGGGTCGATTATCTGGGTCGTTTCCGACACGACCTCCGATTCGACGACGCCCTTTGAGGCCGATTACGACATTGCCATCGACCTCATGCTTTTGGACCAATAACCGTGGCTAACATGGAGGAATATCATGTATAGAGGACAACTTCAGGAAGCGCTCGATGGGGCGTTTCCCGTTTCCCACGTTATCGGCGATGAAACGTCGCCCGGTTTCGTGGTGCAGTACGTTCCCGAATTGGGAACGGGCGCGACGGCGGCAACGGCCGTCTGGACTTCCACGACCGACATCACCTTCACGACCGGGGGCACGACTCCGGCCGGAAACGATGCTGTTGGTGCGTCCGGTGTGGTGGCAACGGCGACCTACACCACGATGGGCGCGGTTCAGGACGCCATCAATGCCAGCCGGTGTTTCCGGTGCTATCTCATCACCTGTCTGCGGGCCGACCTGAGTGCATCCTGTATCAAGCCCAAGACGGCGACCTCCTGCATCGGGGCGCATGGTGTGACGTTCTACATGGATCAGACTCTCGCGCCGATTTCCGGCATCTACGTCAGTGGGTTCGCCATCTCCGGCGAGTTCTTCGTCAACAATCAGGCTTCGGGGTGGCGCAAGGACTGGGATGCCCAGTGCTACAACGTGCTGGACTATCTCGCGTGTACGCAAGCGAACGCGACTGGCGGATACCTGAAGTTGTACGAAGGCAAGCAGGGTTCGACCGAAGTTCTGTTGTGGCAGTACGCGATGGCGGATGCCACTCTGAAGGAAATCAATGCCTCTCTCTCGAAAGAGATTGGGGCCGCGGCTCGGCCGGGATACCGGCTGATCGTTCGGTTCGAGGGTGACAGCAATGCGGTTGCCGACCCGTTTACCGGCAGAGGCCGGACGGCCGTGTTGTCCGGGCAGTTCGCGGTCAATCGGAAGAATTACGGCGATGCCTAAGTCGTCGGATGTTTAACCACCAACCGGGGGGCCGGAGTGTACCCGGCCTCCCGTCTAAAAGGAGTTTTTGAAATGGCAACACCTGAAAAAGATGGTACCCAGAAAAAGATTTATTGGGCCAAGGCAAGCCGATGCCAGTTGTCCGGCCTGAAAGCCGAGAAGAAAGACAGCGTGGGCCACGTCAGCCAGGTGGACGTTCCCTTGGAGTTCCACGACCATATCTACGCTACCGACGACCCCAAGGCCATCAAACTGATCGAGAGTTCGGCGACCTTCATCCGGGGCGACATCAAGAAGTGCGATTCGGTGGAGCAAGCCCAGACGTATGCCGCCGCTCATGCCGCTCATCGGGCGGGAGTCGTTCATCACCCGGTTACGGTCGAATCCATCGAAAACCGGGACGCCCAGTTTGAAAGGGACAGAAGGAAGGAATAACCGATGTTGATGACGTTGGAAGAAATCAAGCTCCAAATCCGGGACCAGCTTGACCCGGCGGAACGGAAAGACGCCAACCGGATCGACCGGGCGATAAAACTGGCGGTCGATGAGATTTCCCAGCGGTACAAACCGATTGCGTTGTTGAAGTCCTACGACATCACGGTGGCGGCGAATACGCGGGAAGTGGTCATCGCCGGCGAATCCGACGACATCGACGAGATTGCCTTTCTGAAGTTCGGGACGGGGGCGTTGGAAGACGACATGGAATATATCCCCCCGAATCGGTTCATTGAGGAATACGACGACCCATCCGAAGCGGCGGGGGTCCCGACGAAGTTCACGATTCTGGAATCCGACGACGGGCGGCCCAAGGTCAAGTTCGACTGCCCGACGGCGACACAGGACACGTTGCTGGTGTACTACTCGTCCGTCCTGACCCCGAATAAGGTGGAGCGCGTCAAGAGTGCGACGGTGCTGGTCTATATGTCCCTGAAGCATTTCTGGGGGATAGCGACGGAAAAGGGGGCGCGGGCCGGGGCGGAAGCGTTGGCGTTGATTCCGGTCAGTTCGGCGGCAAACCAGAATCTCCACAAAGGGACGAGCCAGTTGGGGATAAACGAACACGACCGGAACGCGCAGAACTGGGCGGTAGCCCAAAGGAACAACCGATGCTGAAACGAGTGATAGTTGCGGTCGGTCTGGCCGTCCTGCTGATCGGGACGGTTTGGGCGGCAGGTGACATCAACACGGCCGCCAAGTTCAGGGCGCGTTTGAGGCTCAAGGCGAACGTCTACGACACCGTTCTGGCGCCGGACAGTGTATTGATACGTCTGACGCAGGAAGCGTGTCTGACGGTCTCTACGGAGGTCGGCGGGTATGAGAAGCAGTTCCGGGTCATCACGGCGGCAGGGCAGGCGTTCTATGCCCTTCAGGACAGCGTTGTGGAGGTCGTTTCGGCCGTCGTTGTTTCCAACGGCCTTACGAAGTCGATCAAGGCGTTCTATCCCCAATTTTGGGAAGACGCGGGGAATGCCGACAACTTGGGAACGGAATCGGGTTCCGAAGCGAGTCCGGGCGGGTACATCATCTGGGACGACAGCGTGGAAATGCTCCCGGTCCCGGTGCAGGTGGACACGATCTATTTTAAGTGTTTCTACGAACACCCCCTGATTGACGATTCGACCGATTCGGTCAAGTTGAAGTCCGACTATACCTTGTTGGCGGTTGATTACGCCCAATATCTCCTATATCTGGTCCTGAAGGATTACGAGCAGGCCGTCAGTTGGAACGGCATTTACGAGAACAAGGCAAAGAAACTGATTGCGAAATACACCCCAAAGTTTGATGTGGCTAAACAATGACCAGTCGGCAGGCAGTCATATTCACCATCCTGTTGTTTGGGACGATCTTCGCGGCGGCAGGGATAATCGAGAAGGTGACAATTCCGTCTCCCGGTGCGAAGGGGATGAATTCGCAGTCGGATTATGACAATATGGACGCCCTGTCCTCGCGGTATTCGGAGAACGTCGATATTTCCAGCCAT